ATTCCAAATACCTTACTAATACCAGATACATGTGCTGGTATAGGTATAAAGTTTGTTGCTTCTTTCCAAGTGGTAGTTACACCAGCATCTACTTTAGTTGTATCAGTAGTTGCTGCAAGACGAGTTTTATCATCTGCAGTTATCTCGTGTACTAGATAACACCTCTCCATACCATTGTAACAATTCTCTTGAAAGAACTGAAATGTGTCGTCAATTACATTGTTTACTTGCTCATCATCTACGTTAACTTGCAAGACAGGTTCACCTAATTGCCTCTTAGCATATGTAATCAATTCTGCTTTTGTACTTGGAGATGCCATTACCCACTATAATCCCTTCCTAGTTATTTAGGAAGGATCAACGTTTGCGGGTGCTGCATCGGGTGCTGCTCCTTCTTCTTGCTCTAAAAGACCTAGTGTTTCTAGACCACCTACAAGTTTTAATTTATATTCCTTCGCTTTTGCTAAATTAGTTTCTAACTCTGCTATTTGAGTATCAGTCTTTCCGATTTGCTCTTCAAAGTTTGCTTTCAATTGTGCAGGATCCATTTTTATCAAATAAAATAGTGTGTATCAATATTTATATACTATCCCTGAGGCACTTTTTGTACGGTTTCATCTTGTGCCAACAGGTGTGCTGTTGTCTGTTCTTCGATAGTTTTATCAGCATATAACTGAGCAGTAGAAGGATCTAACCTATCGAGAACATCTTTATATTTCTCGACTATAGGTTCGGCAACCTTCCATAGATATCCATCTTTACCTTGAATTTTTCCATGATAGATATCGACAACTAATGCAAAAATTACTGCATCACCAAAGACAATACCCAATTCTCTACGAAAATCTACTTCACGAGTGCTTACTTCTGCTCTTCTTGCTAATAATTCTGCAGTTTCAATTGTAGGACTTATTGACATTTTTCAAATGTTTTGCTATACTGTATTGATTGTATTTATAATTATAACACAATAATGTCAAATCAACCACCTAGGATAGAGACATGGTTTCCTAAGACTGTATTCATTAGGGATGAAGTTTGTTTAGATTTGCTTCCGAAGTTAGAAGAGAAGTGTAAGGAATTAGAAACGATAAGAACAAAAGCATTTCAAGTAAATTCATCTCACTTAACCAATAGACTTTTACAGAAAGAAGAAGTGTTTTCAGAATTATCTTCTGCAATAATGGATAACTTCAAGTTTTATATGGATCGTCTAGGATATTGTGAAGACTATATCTCAGAATGTTTTATAGGAAACATGTGGTCTAATATCAGTAACAAAGATGATTTCCTATTCCCACACTCACATCCTGGTTGTATAATGTCAGGAGCATACTACGTAAAAACAACAGAAGAAAATTCAATTACCTTCTATGATAAAATTGACCCTGCTTTTGAACCACCTAAATATAACAACCCACTAAATTGGTCTACAACTAATTACCCTTGTATTCCTGCTAGACTTCTAATGTTTAGAAGTAATATGATTCACGGAACAACTAGACAAGAAGAAGAAGGAGAAAAGATTGTTATATCTTACAACATTGTAAAAGCTATTGAGAAATTTTAATATGGATTTAGAAGCAAAAATTGACGGATTGTTTCCCACTTATGTTTTTAACTTTGATCTATCAGAGAAAGTTGATTGGAAAAAGTTAATACCTATTCTTGATGAAGAAGTTGATAAGAGACATGTATTGGAAGAAGAAGAGAACGCAGAAAAATTTAAAGATCCAATTCCCACACAAATGTCTCAAACTGTTCTTGTAAGAGCAGTACAAACTTTAGATAGAGAGTTACATAGGAGACCAGAATTTGCAGAACTAACTGCATGGATTAAAATTTGTCTTGAATACTATAAAAAAAGATTTGAGATGCAGTGTGAAAAACTTGAACCTACTTTAATGTGGGGAAACAAATCAATCAAACACGCACAACATCATGCACATTTTCATACTATGTCTTTAGTATCTGGTGTTTTTCATCTTCATGATGGTATGGGAACATGTTTTATGGATCCTGTAGAACAAAAACTTAGAGGTCTTCAAGTATTTGATAAAACTACAAATGACACTTGGAGTCCTCGAGCTTATCCTGGTCAATTAGTTTTGTTCCCCGCATGGTTAAAACATTACACAGAACCTCATGAGGGTGATGATCCAAGATGGTCAATTGCATTTAATAGTTTTCCTTCTGGAAAATGTAATTGGGATGAGCATGATAAAATTATCGCTGTAGATCTTACTGTAAATTAATGATTGAAAACCGATTATTTTACCTTTCTTTTTACACATTTAGTATTCCTGATTGGAAAAACAAAAAGAAAATTATATTAGATAGTCTTCCAGATTTTAAAAAATATAAATTAGAAAAATCAAAAAACAGTGGTCATGGTGATAATAATCACTACACTGATTATTTTGAAAATCTAAAAGAACCACCTGAGTATGCTAGTACTATCTTAGATTGTGTAGATGATGAGGTAAAATTATTCTGTGCATCTACTCAAGAAGGTTGGAACTTAAATGCTATTTGGTTTCAATCATATGAAAAATATAATAATTTCAAAGTTCATAATCATGGTATTGGTGGATGGAGTGCAGTTCTATATGTAGAATTTGATGATGAAGAACATTCAGCAACAACATTTTACTCTCCACATATGTCGAACAATAGAAGTATGCTAGGTCAATATGAAACTTATGAACCTAAAGTAAAAGAAGGAGATCTTATTATCTTTCCATCAATTATTCAACATGAAGCGTCTACAAATATGAGCAACAAAAGAAGAACAATTATTTCCTTTAACTTAAAATGAATTTTATAGAAATATACGATAACGCTCTTACTCCAGAAATGTGTAAGGATATAATAAACTATTTTGAAGAGTGTCCAGATGATCTAAAACATAAAGGTCAAATATATGGAGAAAATCATGATGATGTCCGTGTTGACAAAAGTTATAAAGACTCTACTGATGTCTGGATGGATTTCAATAATTGGTTAGAACCTGATAAGATACTTGCATCTAGACTGTTACCACATATTGAAAAATATAGAGAAAAATATAAAGAGATTGACAACGTAGCAGTTTGGGAATTATCTTCATTATACAATTTGCAAAAGTACGAACCAGGTCAAGGATATCATAATCCACATTGTGAAAATATGGACGGTCCTTCTGCTAGAATTTTAGCATGGATGTTTTACTTGAATACAGTAACAGATAAAGGAGGCACTTACTTTACAAACTATGATTACACAACCGAAGCTGTTGAAGGTAGATTAGTTATATGGCCAGCATATTGGACTCATACACATCATGGAGTCATGAGCGAAACTCAAACAAAATATATTGCTACTGGATGGTATGATTTCCAAAATAAATTTAGTTTTGAGGATATGATAAATGCAGTCTCTTGATAATTTTATTTTTATTGAAAAGTCAGTACCTGATGCAATATGCGATTACATTCTAGAAGAATTAGAATCTAAACGTTGGGAAAAACATCAATGGGGATCAATATATGGTGGATTATCTAAAAAAGAAGAGACATCCAAAGAACCAGATGTAACTTATTCAAAACCACTTGATTCAGTTTTAAATTCTTTTGTTATGAAAACTGGCAGAAAATATGAACAGATGCACTCAGACAAATCATGTCAGAATACATCTCGATTTCTTTTTACACTTTCTGAAATTAGATTTAATCGTTATCATGTTGATCAAAAAATGGATATGCATTTTGATCATATAAAAAGTTTGTTTGATGGAAGTAATCCTGGCATTCCCGCACTCTCTTTTGTTGGAGCACTTAATGATAATTACGAAGGAGGGGAATTAGTATTTTGGAAAGATTATTCTATTAAATTAAAAAAAGGGGAAGTGTTGTGCTTCCCCTCTAATTTTTTATATCAACATAGAGTAAATCCAATACTTAATGGAGTAAGAGATACTTTTGTTTGTTGGGCGTGGTAATTAATTTTTATATCTGATAAGAACAATACCAGATCCTCCATCTCCACCATGGAATCCTCCTTGGTTTCCTCCACCAGTATTATTACTTGATCCTCCTCCGCCACCACCACCTGTGTTAGCAATTCCATTAGTAGCAGCAACAGAGTTGTTATAACCATAGCAACCAGCACCACCGCCACCACCTTTATTGTTAGGTCCTCTTTGACCGTTAGTGGCGTACCAGTATTGACCTCCGTCTCCACCTCCACCAAACCAACCTCTAGTTCCAGAAGTTCCGTTAGTTTCTGTAGTTCCCCATGATTCAAAACCAGGAAAATATCTGCCAGGACCACCAGAACCAGGTGCAGTTCTACTCCAACCCTTTACTGTTGCTGGCCAGTTAACTTGACCATAGTCAGTATCACTACCTTGACGACCTAGTTCATATCCTCCAGCTCCGCCACCACCAGCACCTTCGTGTGGTTGACTATGACCGTTGTCTTGTCCGTGACCATTCATTCCATAATATCGAGGAACTCTTCCTCCATCTCCACCATCACCTCTTCCTATTGGATAATCTCCATTATCTTTTCTACCATAAGGTCCGTTGTGAGGTCCAGGACCATATGCATATCTGGAACCACCTGAGTTTCCATAACCATAACCACCAAAATTTCCTTGAGTAGTTCTACCACCAAGATTGTGAGTTACCCATGATTCTACACCAGTATAATGATCTCCTGATCCACCACCAGATCCACCATTTTTCTCTTCATGACCATCTGGTTGTCCCCAATAGTTTGTAGGTGTTTTACTTCTTTGCTCTCTACCTGTATAGAATGATTCCATTCCACCACCGCCACCTATGGCAAGAAATGTGATTTGTGAATCATCATTTTTTCTTAAGTAACTATCTTCTCCTCTACGACCATGGAAAAAATTACCATCTCCTTGTCCTGTATAGTAATATCCATTGGTATAGTAAGAACCAGTCTTACCTCCTACTCCACCAGCACCAACTCTTACTGTGTAAGTTCCTGTTTCTGGAAACCATTGTGGTTGCCAGAGAACTCCTCCAGCTCCACCGCCACCACCAGAAGCGTGAGAACCTCCTCCTCCGCCACCACCAGCGACGACTAAAAGTTCAATACTTGCTAAAAAACCAACTGATGTAATTGTAAAAGTAAAACTATTACCTGTTGTTGTAAATGCATGATATTTGTATCCATCACCTGGTGTAGTTTCTGTTCCACCACTAGCAACTACTTTTCCCTTACCAAGATTCAACCACCCACTATTAGAAGTTAAAACTTGAGCAGAATTCGTATCGGTATTATAAATGATAGAACCAACTTGATGATCAGTGCTATTTCTTGTTGATGTATTTTGAATAGGTACTGTAAATGCCTCTGTTGGTTTTAGAATACCTACGTTAAGTTTAGACATTTTTAATTAAATTTGATAACGAACTATTACGATACCAGAACCACCTCGTCCTGCATTTGATACTCCATTATTATTAGAGGATCCACCTCCACCACCACCACCAGTAGCGTTTACAGCATCTTCTCCATATAAGGAATATCCAGTAGATCCACCACGACCACCACCGCCATAGTAACCACCAGTAGAATTATTTGCTCTGTTAGCAGAACCTCCACCAGTTGTGAAGTATCCACCTCCACCTCCACCAGCAAACCATCCAGATGGAAAACCATATGGAGAGAATTGATTTAACTGTATTCCTATTCCACCATTACTTGCTGTGTTAGAAGATCCACCAGATGCTGTTCCTCCAGCACCTCCTCCACCAGCTCCTTCATGAGGACCAGAATGTCCACCATCTTCACTAGCACCAGGACCTCCAGTACCTCTACTTCCCCCATAATTACCGTAGTATGTTCCACCAGCGTTATTACCTTGAAGAGCATTTCCACCAGTCCATGCTCTACCACCAGGTACGTTTCCTGCTCTGGTTGCTGGCCACATGTCTCCGCCACCACCACCAGATCCACCATTCTTGTAGATTGAAAAATAATAGAAACTTTCGTTTCCGCCCCCGCCACCAATAGCCTGAATATTATCGAAATAACTATCTCCACCTGGTCTACCGTGTGAAGAGGAATCGTTGGAACTGTTTGCGTTAAATCCTGTTCCAGAAACACCACCGTCTCCAACTACCACATTATAACTTCCAACAGCGATTGGATATGAAGTATGATGGACTACTCCACCAGCTCCACCTCCTCCTCCACCACCGTGGGATCCACCACCGCCACCGCCTCCAGCGACGACTAAGACTTCTGCTTGTGTTCCAGCGGGTACTGAAGTAACTTGAAATGTGCTAGTTCCTGGTTGTGTGAAAGCGTGCATTTTAAAATTACCACTTACACTTACAATTCCACCAGTTGCTTCAATACCACCCTGACCTGTAGAAATCCAAGAATTTCCATCATATATTTCAACAGTTCCACTTGTGCTGTTAAAAATCATTAAACCAACACTACCAGTCGGTCTATTACTAGAAGTATACGAAGGGAGTTCAATACCAACGCTTACATTTAATTTATCTACATTAAGGGATGACATGTTCTAATACTCTTTGTATCTAACTATTTATTAGTTATTTATTTAATAGTCCATTCGCCACCATTTTCAATGGTAACTTCTTTTCCTGACGCAATTGTCAGTTCACCAAAGGAGACAATAAATTCTCCTGCACTAACAACCACAGTCTCATCAATTGACTGCTTACATTTCTTGAACATTCCATAACTATCAGTCCACTGTTCAAAACCATTAGCAGATAATGTTGCTTTTGCTGGTAGTAATTGCATGTGAATGTTATTACCAGTGCTGTTATTTGATGTAGTGTATGTGCCACCATTAGTTGGAGTACCATTAGTTGAAAGGTAATCAATTAGACCACCACTAGTAGTATCAACATAAATGTTTCCGCTAGGACCAGGAATGGATCCACCACCATTACCACTTAACCATGCAAGGTTGTAAACTTTGCCAGGTGTTAGTTCTGGACTACCTATGGTTGCTATTGCAGCATCAAAGTCAAATTCTAAAACTTCACCTGTTGTTCCACCAGTTGGAGTTTTGACTTTTGCACCATATCTAACGGTGTAATTTCCAACTGAGGTTTGTTCTACAATTAGAACCCAGAAAGCGTATTGACCAACATTAAGTCTTCTAAACTTAACAGCACCATATTTCTCAAATGGATCAAGTACCACTGCTCTGTCAACTCCAAAGTAATTAGGTGCGAACCATTGTGTTCCACCAGTTAGAGTTTGATCTCCTTTAAATAATCCGTTTTGGATATCAATGTCTCCACCAACAACTAATTCTTTTGTAGGATCAGTAACTGCTGGCATTTGAGGACCTATACCAACTTTAGATAATCTGTAGATATCATATTCATTGGTTGCTTCAGTCCATCTAGATGTTACAAACTCAGCATTGTTTTGGAATAGTTGACCGTTAAAGTTAACATCACCTTGTACGTTAAGATTGTAATTTCTTACTTGGTTTGATTCTGGATCAGTACCAGATGTTGCTGATGTATTAACAGAAACTCTGCTATCGCCATGAACTAAAAGACCAGGTGTGGTTGACCAACTTTGTCCACCATTGTTTGTAGATGGTGTAATTTCAAATGCATTATTGAAACCTTCTTGGTTACCAATTCTGAAGTTTTTCTGAGAAGAAGCACCCAAGAAGTATATTGGTGCACCACCATTATCATTAGCATTGTCGATGTATAATCCACCATTGAACATTCCAGTTCCATCTACTTCTAATGTGTAGTCTGGTTCACGGTATATGTTAATACCTATCTTGTTCTGAACAATAATATCACCAAGAACATGGAATGCCAATTTAGCTTGATCACCACCCATCTGGAACATTTCATTATATTCTTGACCTGGCGAATTTGCGTCACCATGGTTGTATTTTATTTCACCTGTTTGAGTAGGAGTACCTGGTGCTGTATCACTAAATTTAAGTGTAGCATAACCTTGATTCGTTGTGGTTTGAATAAGGATACCGCTATCACCTACAACATGAAGAGTAGATAGTGGATTATTTCCTGTGTTAATACCAACTTCATTAGCAGATACATCAACAAATAAAACACCGCTATCAACACTAAAATCATCTGCAATATTAACAGTGCTGTTTAGATTTGTAACACCAGAAACTGTTAATCCAGAACCAGCACCAGTAAGACTTAGAGAACCAGTCATGGTATCACCAGTCTTCAGTACGTTAAGAGATGCAGCACCAGTTAAGTTTGCTGTGATTGTACCAGCAGCAAAATTACCAGATGAGTCACGTTGAACAGCATAGTTTGCTGTATTACTACTACTAAATTGTATGTTACCAGCGTTATAAACAATTTGATTATTGATTGTAAATGCATCAGCATCTGCGACAGTAACGTTAAGGTTACCTGATCCTTCTGTTGCATTACCACCAGATGCTTCTATCTTAGCATTGAAGGTTGCTTGAAGTTGAGAAGAGTTGAATAATATTCTAGGTGTTGTTGCGTTTCCGTCTTTTCTACCTAGTTGTAATTGTCCAACACCACCATCACTATGTAAGTTTGCAACTTCTACAGTGTTACCATCTTCAATTGTAAAATCGTCAAACTCTACTCTGTTAGATGCAGTACCAACTGTTAGAGCACCAACAAAATTACCAGATGTAAGTCTACCAATTAATATTGTAAAGTCGTTAAAGTTATCATTAACATCATCATTAAATTCAACACTGTCAATAACAAAACTACCAACACCCTGTGCGTTAGCATTGTAAAGGTTTACAGATGGGTTGTTTGGATCGCCAGGTATAAATGGTGCTTGATTAAGTATTTGACCAGAAATATAAATTCTAAACTTAGGATCACCAGAGAATTGTTTGATTGTAATTTTATCTCTAAACTTAGTCTCACTGACAAATCTAGGAAGTCTGTTATCAGATAATGTTCCGTAGTTGATGTTTAATGCATTTTGATACCAGTCACCTTGCTTATTATCTAATCTATCAGCATCAAGATCTGAATCTACACCATCGTTAAGTGATGTCCATACCTTTGCCCATGAGTTCCATGTGCTAACTCCGTTACCAGAACCACGAAGATACATGTTATCATCATTAGCAAATGCAAGTTGTCTTACACCACCAAACGATGCATCAAAACCAGTTGCACCATTTCTGAATGTTGCAACCATATGTTTGGTTGATGTTCCAGTTCCAATACCAGTGTTAACTGAAGGATATGCAGTTCCTAATCCATTGGAACTGTTGAATACTGTATTAAGAATAACACCTTCAACAAAACTATTTGGATCTGGGTTAGAAGTTGGGTTGTTAGTACCACTTAGTAATCTAATTGTAGCATTAGATTGTCCACTAATATCAATACCATATATACCGCCCAATCTGTCTTGTGGAACTTGTCCTCTGAACAAGTTAGATGCATCAGTATAGAATTCACCTTGCTGACCATCTAATAAGTCAGCATCAAGTCCACTGTCAGGTCCTGTTTTAAGTTCTACTGAACCATTACCCGCTATACCAATGTTAAACTGTGCTTTTTTATATCTGGAAACACCAATTGTACCGTATAGATCGGCAGAAATTGTTAAATCAGAAACTCTCTGAACGTCCATGGAGACGTTTGCATACTGTCTATTAACTGTACTTACTTTAGCATTTAATACTAGACTAGAACCACCACCTATTGCACCTGGTGCAACTGTAATTGAGTAGTCAGCATTATATCCAGTACCACCATCAGTAACTGTTATGTCCGTAACTACATTATTAGAAACAATAAAGTTTGCTTTCAATCCTGTACCAGTTCCACCAGTTAAAGGAAGATCGAAGTACTGACCATTAGTAAATCCTGTACCACCATTTGCAATAATAACATCATCAACAAATCCACCTTGTGTAAAGGTAGACTCAAATGTCATTGGAGAAGCACCACGTTCAAACTCAATAATTGTTCCTAAAGGAATTGTTTGAGTTACTGGATTGTTAAGAGATATACTTGTGATTCCAGCAGCAGTAATAACACCAGTAATGTTTGTATTTGCTTGAATGCCAGCAATTCCTTGTTTAACTTCATGTCCAATAAGAACATCAGAGTTTGTAGTGAATTGCATCTGACTAGAACCAGAGTTGCACTGTGCATTTAACTTAGCAAAGTACCTTGTCTCAGCACCCTTGACTGACTGAACTGCTAATGCAAAGTTCTGATCACCTCTTAAGAATGTGAATGAGTTAGCAGCACCACCTGACGCTAATCTATCTGTTTCAATAACACCTGATGTAATATCAGATGCAGCAATTTGGTTAGATGATAGAGATACCCAGTTGTTAACATTGAATGAAGATGTGTTAACAGTTCTATTAATATTGACTGTATTTGCACTTGGTGTTGAACTATCATCAACTGTATCTGTATCTTCTATCTTGATATTGTTAACAATATTACCATAAAGTCTACTTTCAATTAGAGCATTACCTTGTGCTTGTGTACCAGCACCTGGAGGAGCTTGGAATGTAACAGTAGGACCAGTGGTGTATCCAAGACCACCTTTATATCCATTAAAGTCAATGATAGTTACAGTAACAACTGTTCCATTTGCAATTGTACAAGTCGCAGCTGCCGATACCGCACCCGCTTCTGGAGCACCACCAGAGAATGAAATTGTTGGAGGAGTTGTGTAACCAGAACCACCATTGGTGACGTTAATTTGATAAACAACACCTTTTCTATATTCTGTTGACTGTATACGACCACCTGTTAGACTACCCTCAAAAATATCACCGATAGTAAAACTTAATGCAGCATCTGGTTGGAATCCTAAGAATAAACTTTCTAAGTCATTGTTCAAAATAAATGACTGTGATGTATCTTGTTGGATAGCGATGTCACCAGCAAGTGCTCCTTCTAGAGAAGTTCTTGCTGCTTGATCGGGAACAGTAAATACACTAAATGGTCTTAATGCAGGAATCTGGTCAATAGATATCTTACCAGAGTCAGTTAGTTCAACCAGTGCTCTAGGAACAGCGTTAGTAGAATATGGTTTGTTTATGTAAGGTCCTAAGTTGTTAGTGATGTAATCTCTAACCGCTTTCTGTGTAGGTAGTTTAGAGTCACTAGAGTTAGCACCACCCAATGTGTTAGATGCATCAAAACCAGTAACAACAACGTCACCACCTTTCAATTTCAAGAATTCAACTTCAGAGATTGTAACCGTACCAGTAAAGGTAATCGCACCAGTTCTGTTTTCAATGTTAGCAAATGTACCAACCTTGAAGTCTCCAAGTTCGTCAGTACCAGAAACATATACACGACCATACTGTTCAGATACTTGTTCAAATGCTTCTGTCTTAGTACCACCGTTCTCAGGTAGTGCTAGGTAGTTAGTACCTGATCCAGCAAATTCCCAAGTGTGTGATGAGGAGTTAACGATAGATGGTCTATGTAACTTGATACTCTTACCAAGAAGAACACCTGTAGAAACTGCTCCATTGGTTGCATTGTCAATTAGACTCATTGCACCACCAGTACCATCATCAAATGTTAACTGTGCAGAGAATGGAGGACCTACAGTAACGCCAGCAACAAC